CTGTATCTACATTAAAAATCAAACTCTACAGAAGAGACAAAGACAGAATAAAGGAAGTGTCAGATGATCGCAGAACTTTCCTGTTAAATGAAGATACAGGAGATACATTAGATGCGGTGCAGTTCAAAAAAGCAATGGTCATAGATATGTTTCTAGGACGAGGCGGATATGCATACGTGAATCGTGTACGCGGAGAAGTGATTTCTATTCATTATGTGGAAGAACAGAAGATTGGATTCCACAAAAATTGCGATCCGGTTTTTAAAGATTACAAGCTGGAGGTTGGAGGAAGAACTTACAACCCGTGGCAGTTTATCACATTATTACGCAATACGCGGAATGGATGCTATGGAAAATCAATAGTAGAGGAATCGCAGGAACTGCTGGATATTATCTATAGTTCGCAGCAGTACGAGAAAATGCTTGTAAAAAAAGGCGGAAATAAAAAAGGTTTTTTGAAGGCTGCAAGTAAGGTTTCCAAGGAAGTAATAGATACCCTGAGAGAAGCATTTCGGAGACTCTACTCGAACAATTCGGAGAATGTTGTAGTCCTAAATAACGGACTTGAATTTCAGGAAAGCTCAAATACATCCGTAGAGATGCAGCTTAATGAGAACAAAGAGACAAATAGCAAAGACGCCTGCAAAATTTTCCTGATTCCGCCACCGATTATAAACGGCAATCCGTCAGAAGAGGATAAAAAGCAGTATTATCAGGGCTGCATTTTACCGATTTTGACAAGATTTGCAACGGCGATTAACCGTGCAATGTTGTCGGAAGAGGAAAAATCAACAATGTTTTTTGCGTTCGATGATACTGATCTAACTAAGGGGGATATCGAAAAACGGTTTGAAGCGTACAAAATCGCACTTGATTCCGGGTTTATGCAGTTAGACGAGGTTCGAAAGAACGAAAAACTTCCGGCGTTTGGCTTGGATTTTATAAAGTTAGGATTGCAGGATGTGATCTACTACCCGAAGGAAAACAAAATCTATACACCAAACACAAATAAGCTTTCGGAAATGGCCACACAGCCGGCACTTCCGGAAAAAGACAAAGTTGCACCGGTGCAACAGCAGGAAGGAGATGATACGGAAAATGAAAGTTGAAATCAGAGAGGATTCCGTGCTGATTGACGGATATGTGAATGCTGTGGAGCGGGATTCCAAAGTTTTGCACAATGCAAAAGGACCATTTGTCGAAAAAATCAAGGCGGGAGCATTTCAGAGATCACTCGACAGAGCAAAAAGAACTGGGTACAACGTTAAAGTTCTTTTGAATCACGACTATTCGAAGGAATTGACATCTACGAGAGATGCCACAACAAAGATTTACGAGGATAATATTGGTTTGCGATGCAAGTGTGAGATACGGGATGCTGATGTGGTAAAAAAAGCCAGAGAAGGGAAGCTGACCGGTTGGTCATTTGGCTTTCTTCCAATCCGGGATTCCTGGGAAATGGAAAACGAAATGTCACACAGGGAGCTTCGCGAACTGGAGCTAAAAGAGGTATCAATCCTGGACGATCGGAAGGTACCGGCATATTCCGGGACATCAATCGAAACCAGAGATGATGATCTGATCGAGGTTCGGGCGATGGAAGACACAGTGGAAACCGTTGCGACGTCGCAACAGAACGACAGAAACTATAAGTACAGAAACAGAATATTACAAATCAGAGCAGGCGTTTAGCTTGCTTTTTTAATGCAAAAATTTAGGAGGTAAGAGAGAATGCCGAAATTTATGAATTTGAAAAAGCTCACAGAGCAGAGAGCTAAGAAACAGAAAGAAATGCAGGATCTTGTAAATGCTGCAGATGCAGAAGAAAGAGCCTTAAATGAAGCCGAAATTGCAGAATTTGAGAAGTTAGAAAGTGAAATCCGTGGGATTGACGCATCTATTCGTGCAATTGAGACAACACGCAAACTGGATGACGAGATTCAGGCGCCAGAAGAGGAAAAAGAGGAAAAGAAGGATGAGCAGCAGGAGCAGAGAGACATCGAGCAGAGAGACATCGCTACATTTGATGCATATTTGCGCGGAAAAGTATTGGAAGAGCGAGAAAATACCAACATGGTAAAGACCGACAACGGCGCTGTGATTCCGACAACAATTGCGAACAAAATCATCACAAAAGTAGTGGATATCTGTCCAATCTATCATGATGCAGACCGTTACAATGTGAAAGGAACTTTAACTA